GAGAAGAGGACGGGCTGCCGTCTGCGAGATAACCCATGCCTGCGTTACGAAAACGATCTTGTTCATAGAACAAGTCGATTGCGCTGGCAAGGTCGTGCACGCCGAAAGCATGCCCCATCCTTTTGGTGGCGTAATAGACCTCCGGACCAGTCTTAGCTTGCGCAATAGGGCTGACGTTGGCAATGGGTCGAGGTTTGGACACTCGAGCCACGCCACGGCCATCCGTATCAAGTTTATAGAGCTGTTCGTCGGTTTTGGTCATGACTTCAGTCGGCGCGACAAAATCGTCGTACGCCGCTGGTTGTGCGTTGGTTTGTGTAAGAGCCGAGACCAGGCGGGGTTTCGAATGGGGAGCGAGATGCGCCACCCATGCCTCCAGCACAGTGGTCCGATCATCGTGAAAAGTGGAAACTTGGTCACGTTGAATAGGGGTCCAGTGATATTTGTCACGCGCGATAGCCAGAGCTCGATAGACGGAACAGACGGCATTAGGGGTCCGGGAAAAGAAACGAGGGATGGACTTAATGTCGTAGTTCGGGCTGGTCACAGACCAAGCTCGTAGTGCGGAGTCTACGCGTTCGGGATACGTATCCGGCTCCAAGTGCTCGACCGACGGATAACCCAACCACGCTTCTAGTTGGACTTGACTCCCAGGCACTGCATCTTCGTAATCAGAGGCCTCTATCGCGAGGTCATTATAAGGAGTGCGGGCCGCTAGTCGTTGTTCGACAATGCAGCGCAGATTTTGAAGAGTGCGGGCGGGGACGACGGAAGGAACGTCGTGCGTCAAGGCGTGGTGGATCGGATTGGTCTTAACTTGGTCGGGGGCGGGTTCGGGAATGTCGTGGTACACAACCTTGTACTCGGGGTTCATGGGTCCTGGTGCAGACGTGGGGCCTGCGACCCGGAGTGTTATATTATCCACTCCGTCAAGGGTCAATTCAGAGACACGCTCAGTCCCCGATTGGATGTAGAACTTATCCTCGGGGTTGTTGTTCAGATATGTGTCGCGGAACAACTGCCAGGGGGTGCGTTTACGTTTCGGCCAGAGCAAATAGCATCCGGCGCCGAGAACGAGCACACCGAGAACCAACCAAGCACCCGTTGAAGCGGGGGTTTTTGGTGCGAACCAGTCGAAAGGGAAGGCCGTTTGGTCGTACTGTCCTGTCTGGGAAGCAATATTGTAGAAGACAGCACTGTTCCACATGTAATGAACACAAGTGGTACTGACTAGGCCGATAAGGCCGCCTAGCCGACGTTGAAGCGCGTAAAACCCGGAGTGCAAAATTGATCGAGTCACCCACATGTGAAGTGGCAACCAAGGATCGGCGCCTTCCCCGAAGGGGATACGAGCGCTGAGAATGTCCTGCCGTGCGTCCAACCAGGGAAACGCAAACACGTTCAAGGCACTTGACCAGGGGTCTGGGAGTTGCAATAAAACATACCGTCCCGCCTCTTCTAGAAAAGCTGCCTGAGCCAAGTAATTGGTATAGAGTGTCGACGCCTGTGCAGGGCGCGCATACCGACCGAACAGAAAGGCTCCTCCGACGGTGGCCGCCAAAACGGCGGTCCAGGTCCACGTCGGCGTTCGTGTGTCCGCTCCATAGCGAGTGAGAGCTTGATTACGCGCCTGCAGGTCAGCACCGACAAGTTCAGAGTGCGCCTCGAGAGTCTGGGTTTCGTCCGCTAACTGGGAAAAGGTGGCTGAGACCAAATCCGCAGCCATTTGGGACAACTCCCCTGGGAAAACTTTCTCGAAGCGCGCAGTGTCAACGCCCTCCTCGAGAATTTGAAGGGCCATGTGATGTGCTTGGCCATTCGAGTAGGGCGACGCTTGCCGGGAACGGAGCTTGTGACAGAGCACAGCGAGAGCAGTCCGATTAACGAACGCTACGCGAGTGCTGAGCCAACCGCGGTCGATTAATTTGACAACGATCCAGCGGTACCAGCGGCCGGGAACGGCCGCCAGAACTCCATAAAGGAATGTTTCCAACCATGTGGCGTGTTCGCTTGGAACGTACAATCTCTTGGCGACATACCGGTCGAATTTGGCCAGAGCTCTACCAGGGGGAATCAGGCTGAGCTCGACCAACGTCACACGGAGTCCGTCTCTTTGTTCGACGCAACACCAGGACACTCCGTTAGAAGTGCCCTCGGCGAGCGCCCACTCTAAAAGCGGGTGCGGGCCGTAAGCCGGACTCGTTTGCGGGACTTCATAAGGATGATCAATAACGCTGGGTTGTTCCCCGGCGATGATCTTGTAAGTGCCGCACGTGTCCGTACCGTAAGTGTCACGGAAGTCGCGATGAATGAGCGCGACGACGGGACGCTCGACACCCGTGGCTGCCATGCGCCGCAGCGTTTGTTCGAGGACGGTCGGAGTGAGTGCGTCGGGGCCCAAATAATAGACGTTGCAGAGAAGCATTGCGTGAATGGGCCCTGGGCAATCAAA